GATGTACCTGACTGGACTACAAACCCTGCTGAAGCACAACATTGGTTAGACTTAGGTCTTAAAACTTATTGTCGTAAACTTTTGTCTAGTCATAGTGGTAATGGAATTGTTATATGTAATGATAATGATAAAGTTATTGATGCACCACTATATACTTTAGACACTAAACATAAATATGAATATCGTGTTCATATCTTTAAAGGAGATATATTGTATGTGCAACAAAAGAAAAAGAAACTTGGGTTTACCTCATCCACTAGCGGTATTCGCAATCATGGTAACGGCTGGGTTTACTGCACGCCAACTGATACACCTAGTGAGCTACTACTATCATCGTGTGTTCGTGCCGTCCAATTACTTGGGCTCGATTTTGGTGCTGTTGATATTGGGCATCGTGTTCGTGATAACCGCTTTTTCGTGTTCGAAATCAATACTGCACCAGGATTAGAAGGCACAACCCTTGACAAATATTCAAAAGCCATATACAATTACTATAGGAGTCTGTAATTATGTTAAATATCGGTGATAAAGTTGGATTCTTTAGTTTATATGAAGAATTTAGTCATGTAGATACAAATACAATAGAAGAGTATCTAAACACATTATCTTGGTATACAATACTAGATATGGGTGATGCGTGGTTAGATGTTAAAGGTTATGAAGGTTCTAAAACTATTCATGTTGATAACTTTCATAATGAATATCAAGTGTTTACTAAAGAAGATCTTAGAAAACATCTGTTATCTTTAAACCATTCTTATGTTGCTATTTGTAACAAAATTAAACAGCTCTATCGTAAACAAGAATTTCAATTCAAAGGAATCTATCAATGAGATGCTTAGCCTGTAACAAAGCTTTAAATGACTATGAGTCTACACGCAAGTCGGCAACGACTGGCGAGTATCTAGACTTATGTAATGCCTGCTTTCATAATGTAGAACAAGATGTGCAAGCAGTAACCAGACCTGACTTATTAGATGAGGAATCATTTGATGATGATGTCGAACTTGATGACTTACAAGGAGACCTATTTGATGGCATCTCGGAATGATATAACTAACGATAAGATACAAACCAAAGGTGTCTTATCTAAAGAAGGTGAAGAAAACTTTGATCGTATCTTTAGAAAGAAAAAGCTTATCATAGATGATGCTCACAATCTTCAGATTGAAACTGATGAAGATAATCTTGATGCTAAAAGATTAACTGATGCATTTCCTGGATTATAACAACACACGACTGTCCGCGAATGCCGTGGGCAGTAGTCGGCAGTCTGTGGAGGATTACTATGTCATTTATTAAACATATGCCATGCACTAACTGTGGTAGTAAAGATAATCTCGCTGAGTATGTGGATCATTATTACTGCTTTGGATGTAGTCATTGGAAACCTAAGAATGATTTGGATTCTGTTCGCAAGCGTCTGAGTCCCGTCCCAATGGGGGACTCCGTCGTTGCTGAATTAAAAGTAACTGATGATATCCCACAACAAGCAATGCAATGGCTATTAAGCTATGGTATTACGAAGAGCGATGTTGACTACTATCATCTCGGCTGGAATCCCGATAATCAAATATTAATATTAATTAATACGCCTGATTATTATCAAGGTCGGTCATTTAATGGTGTCAAGTACAAATCCAAGGGCAAAAAGCCCTTGCTTTGGTATGGCAATGGTGATACATTAGTTTGTGTCGAAGACGTAATCTCGGCAATTAAGGTTAGCAAAGCTAACAATGTAACTGCAACCCCATTACTAGGTTCAAGTATGCCCCTAGAACTTACAGAAACCATCCTAGAACGCTTTAAATCTATTCGGGTATGGTTGGATAGGGATAAAGCAGTTGAAGCTGTTAAAATGGTTAGAAATTTAAGACAGAAAGGAGTAGATGCAGATGTCATAGTTACAGATAAAGACCCTAAAGAATATTCTACAGGAGAAATCAATGAATGGTTGAAAAGCAGATAATAAAGTTATTCTGTGAAGACAAAGAACTCTTTACAAAGTATTATAAATATGTTAACATTAATTATATTAAGATTAATTATAATAATATATATAAACTATTTAATATAATAGATTTATATTATACTAAATATAATAATAGTAATAATATTAATATTAATGAATTAGATATATTTTATAATAGTAATTATCTACTAAAAGATAATGAAAGAAAAGAACTAGGTAATCTCTTAGAAGAGATATTTAGTTTAGACATCTCTAACAAAGAAGGACTTATAGGTCTACTAGAAGAGCACAGACGACGCTCTCTTGCAGGCAAGGTCGCTTTAATGGCATTAGATGTCGAGTCAGGTAAAAAGTCTACTCAAGATCTATTAGAGTTGTTCAATGACTTTGAACATCAAGAAGTAGAAACTGATGAGATTACTCCAATCAATATGAACTTAAAGGAGCTATATGAAACTCAGATTCAAACACCAGGTCTACGTTGGCGTGTTAACTGGCTCAATAAAAGTCTTGGATCTCTTAGAAAGGGTGACTTCGGGTTTATCTTCGCTCGTCCCGAAACGGGGAAGACTACGTTCCTTGCGAGTGAAATTACTCACATGGTCAGCCAAACTGATGGTCATGTACTCTGGTTTAATAATGAGGAACAAGGTAATAAAGTCGGAATACGGGTGTTCCAAGCTGCACTTGGCCTTAATACAGGAGAACTCTTTAATGATCCTCAAGCAAAACAAGAACGCTACGAAAGAATTACAGGTAACAGAATTGTTATCTTAGACTTTGAAGACTCAAGTAGCAAGTCTAGAATTGAATCAGTACTTAAACAATATAACCCTGCGTTAATTATCTTCGATCAGATAGATAAGATACGTGGATTTAAAGGAGAAAGAAATGATCTCGAACTTAAAGCGATTTATCAATGGGCTCGTGAGATTGCTAAAACCTACGCACCAGTCATTGCGGTATCACAAGCATCCGGCGAAGCAGAAGGCAAGTTATTTCTAACCATGGATATGGTAGACGGCTCCAAAACGGCTAAGCAGGGCGAAGCCGATTGGATCCTAGGCATTGGGAAAGAACAAGACAATACAAGTCGTACTAGATACTTTAACATCAGCAAGAATAAACTTATAGGCGATGCAGATACTAGTCCAGACTTACGTCATGGATCTACACAAGTGTTAATTAAACCTGAGGTTGCTAGGTATGAAGATCTCTAAGTGGACTCGATGGATCCTATTAGATTGGGATGGTACAATCATAAGATGGTTTGACTATCCTGCTACAGGAACTGTTCGTTACAAAGAACCTAAGATTGATTTAAGTAAGTTAGATGAATGTTTATTTTAAGGAGAATGTATGAAGATATTTGAAGCAAAGCTTGAAGACGTATTAGCAATTAACCCTGAACTAAATGCAAACGATGCAGAAGACTTATTGACTTTAGGTGATCCTAATGATACAATAGAAGAAGGGCTATTTAAATTATACGGAGATACAGGTGGAGAATGCGGAGCTTAATCTTAGACGTAGAAACAACTATTAGCAATAAAGGCAATCCATTTGATGAAAGGAATAAACTTTGTTATGTTGGTCTCTATAGCAATAACACTCATTATCTTTATGATATTGATTATAGCGGAAGCCCTAACAGATCTGGACTTGACGCTATACAAGGACTCATTGACAGCCACGATATTATTGTTGGCTTTAACCTCAAGTTTGACTTGCATTGGATAAGACGTTATGGAATCAATATTGTGGGTAAGCGTGTTTGGGATTGTCAATTGGTACATTTTATACTCAACGGACAAACAACTCCTTATCCCTCGTTGGATGGGGTGGCTGCTCATTATGATTTGGGTTCTAAGCTTGATGTTATTGCTAGTGAGTATTGGAAAAATGGTATTGACACACCAAGCATTCCTAAAGATCTTCTTGAAGATTATCTGATACAAGATTTGCGTTTAACGCAACAAGTGTATGATAAACAGATGGAAGAATTTGCGGGATTAGCAAAACAAACACAACGACTTATTAGTTTACATAACCAAGATCTATTAGTATTAGAGGAGATGGAATATAATGGTATACTCTTTGATGAAACAACTTCTAACCGATTGGGTGATAAACTTGAGGAAAGCGTTCGTAACATTGATCGACTCATGTTTGCGTATCATAATCTTGACGAGTTTAATCCTAGCAGTACTGAGCATGTATCCTCTTTACTATATGGTGGTGCTATTAAGATTAAACGGAAAGAAGTGGTGGGTGTCTTTAAGACAGGAGCTCGGGCTGGACAACCAAAAGAAAGATGGTTCGAGTACGAAATAAAGTTTGATAGACTTGTAACTCCTTTGAAAGGATCTGAACTGGAGAAAGAAGGTTTCTTTTCTATTGATGATCAAACACTAAAGAGTTTAAAGTTTAAGACTAACAAAGCTAAAGAACTTGTAGAGTTAATTCTAACAAGAGCTACCTTAGAGAAACGATTGACTGCTTACTATCGTGGTCTAGTTGATCTAAGAACTAAAATGAATTGGCCTATAGGTAAGTTACACGGAGTTCTTAATCAATGTGTTGCTAAGACTGGCAGGTTGTCATCAACCAAACCTAACTTACAAAACTTTGATGGAGAAATTAAACAACTATTTGGGAGTAGGTATGCTACTGCAAGCTGATGCAAAAGCTTTAGAGTGGGTTTGTGCTACATACCTTTCTCAAGATGAAACAGCTATAAAGGAGATATGGGATGGGACAGACCAGCACAGCGATAATCAACTTCGCTTTGGGCTTCCTTCTAGGCTTATTGCTAAGACTTTTGTCTTTCGACTTATCTACGGAGGATCTGCTTATTCTTACGCCCATGATGTTAACTTTACTAACGTTTCTACTAGTGAATCCTTTTGGCAAGGAGTAATAGATGAGTTCTATAAGAAGTATAATGGACTCGCTAAATGGCATAAGCAAGTTGTCGACACGGCAATGCGAGATCGCCAACTAACTATGCCTACAGGAAGGATATACAAGTATGAACCAGAAGTAAAGTATGGTAAAGTAAAATGGCCACGCACTAAGATTCTTAACTATCCTGTTCAAGGATTAGGTGCAGACTTAATGGCTATAGCAAGAGTGTCTTTAGCTAACAGGCTTAAAGATATGCAAGGTATCAAACTAGTGAATACTGTTCATGATTCGATTATACTTGACTACGATGAGAAAGTATGCGATAATAATAGTATAGTGCAATTAGTTGATAAATGTTTTACAGATATTCCAGCAAACTTTAAGAAGATGTTTGGAGTAGATTTTAACCTTCCCATGCGGGTCGAATGTCAAGTTGGACCTAACTGGGGTAACATGGAGATAGTGAATGCTAATTAATATTATAGATGTAGGTGCACCAAATACTCACGCAGCAAAAAATGGTAGATCATACCAATCAATTGAAGTAACATACAAGGGTGAGAATGGACAAGTCTCTAACAAGAAACTAATGTCATTTAGTAACCCAACAGTCTTTAACCACATTAAAACCTTAACCAAAGGTGCTGCTATTAATGTAGAGACAACTAAAGATGCTAATGGTTATTGGCAATGGACAGGTATCGGAGGAGAAAGTAACGTGGCAGAATCTAAACCAGCAACACAATCAGGTGGTAGAGTAACAGGATCTAACTATGAAACTAAAGAAGAAAGAGCTGCACGACAAGTGTATATCATTCGTCAATCATCTCTATCAACTGCTGTAGAGTTATTAGGTCAAGGTAAATCTGTAGACGAAGTTATTGCAACTGCTAAACAGTTTGAAGCTTATGTCTTTGCTAAAGATGCTAATCCAACAAAGGAAGTTAACTTTGATGATCTAGAGGATGACATCCCAGTATAATGAAAGCACTTATAGATGCTGACATCGTAGCGTATAGGGTTGCCTGTACGCTTCAGGAAGATGATGCTGAGGACTATGTATATGCTAGAGCAGAAGATCTTGTAGATCAAATCCTAGTTAATACTGAAGCTACTGAGTATCATCTTTATCTGACTGGTAAAGATAACTTTAGGTATGCAATCTATCCTGAATATAAAGCTCATAGACCTAAAGAGAAACCTTTCTGGTTAGAAAAATGTAGACAGTTTCTTATTGCTAATTTTAATGCTGAAGTAATTAATGGTCAAGAGGCTGACGATGCTTTAGGTATCGCTCAGACTGATGATACAATTATTTGTTCTATTGATAAAGATTTATTGATGATCCCTGGTCGTCATTATAACTTTGTTAAAGATGAATTCATAACACAATCAAACTTTGATGCTATTAAACATTTCTATATGCAATGTCTCCAAGGAGATAGAGCTGATAACATTAAAGGTATACCTGGTATTGGTCCTAAGAAAGCTGAACGTATACTCGCTGGTTGTACTAATGAAGAAGAACTATTCAGAGCTACAAGAGAAGCCTATGGCAATGACGTAGAATTTCTAATGAATGGTAAAGTTCTTTGGATAAGAAGAAAACCTGATGAGAACTGGGAGGATTTAGTTTATGCCTACTTTCAAGAGTAAGCTAGAAGAACAAGTATGGGCTAAACTCAAGAAAGAATACCCTTCAGTTAAGTATGAACCTGATAAGTATAAGTATATTCAACCTGAGAAAGAACGGACATATATTCCTGACTTCAAGACTGGTAAGAAGAAGTTCTACTTAGAAGCTAAAGGTAA